GCCGCCCGCGCAACTGGCAACCCTGCAATCTCAATAACCTGGAAGTGCTGGCCAAGAATGGCCTGAATGACCTTCCTAAAATTCTTGCCTACACAGGCTAATCCTGCGAAACGATTCTGTAGACTGCGCAGGCAGACGCTATGAAGACTACAGAATCATGAACCTCATAGGGGAAAATCAATGGCCGCTTCAACGTTCTCTGGTCCAGTAAAGATCGGCACCGTTCGCGAAGGTGCAAGTGCCAACCTTGGGTCCGTTGTTCTCGCTCAGTACGGGGGCCTCTCTCATACGGCAGCGGCGAGCAAGGATTCCACCATCATCCTTCCTGCCAACTCCCGCATCATTGACATCCGCATTGACTGCCTTGTGGCCTACACGGCTGGCACGGCTGCCACGCTGAAGGTAGGCAAGACGTCAGGCGGAGAAGAGTACGTCACCTCCACCGACTTCAAGTCTGCTGGCGCTGGCCGTCTGGCGATCACCTTCACGGCGGCGCAGCTCCTCAAGATGTCGAACATCGGCTCAGACACGAGCATCATCCTCAACATCACAACCACTGGCACAACCGGCGTCGGCACCATGGTTTGGGCCGTCACCTACACCACAGCCTAACAAGGAGGCGCAATGTCTACCCCTGTTAAAAGAACCACGTCAGGGGTGAGCGCATCTGCGCCCATCCCCCTCAATATTCACGCCAAGTACTTTTCGGCCACAGCAGCAGGGTACGTCACAGGAACGGTTGCGGTGACGCTACAGTTCACTATGGATGATCCGTTCGCCACGGACCTGTCCTCAGCCACCTGGATCAACCATCCCGATGCCACAGGTCAGACTGCAAACTTTGCGGTTGCGTTTGTGTCGCCGGTTACGGCTGTCAGGCTGAACCAGACCAGCGGATCGGGCTCCTGCCTGCTGACTGTAATCCAGTCTGGACACGGGAGGTAGCATGAAAAACATTCTGGTACTCCTAATTGCCGCCTTCTGCTACGGGCAGGGCAACGTGACTGTCGGGGGAGGGAACGGGACTATCAGGAATGGCACTGCCGACCCTTCTTCCTGCACAGCCGGGAGAGACCTGTTCATCAACAGGTCCTCTACGCCTGTACTGAAGCTCTGTACAGCCACCAACACGTGGACGCCGATCGCAAGCGACGACATCGCGCTTGTAGCAGTCGCCGTCACGGCATCCACGTCGGCTACCCTGACGCACAATTTCGGCAGTAAGGACCACTTGGTCGGGTGCTTTAACGCCTCCGACGTGGATGTGATTCCGCTTGCAGTGACACGCGGGGCAAATGCTGACACGATCACGTTTGACCCGGCTTTTACCGGGCGATGCGTGGCCATCACGGGGGGCGGCGGGAGCGGCGGCTCCATGACCTACCCAGGCGCGGGAGTCCCGAAGTCTACCGGCTCAGCATGGGAAACCAGTTACACCGTGGGCACATCGGCCAACAACCTCGTGCAGCTTACAGCAGCGGCGAAGCTGCCAGCGGTGGATGGGAGCCTGCTGACCAATCTCCCCTCCGGCGGCACGATCTACACCTCCACCGGCATCGCAGGCGCAGGAACAAGCGGAGATCCCATCCGGATCGACCCATCAGGCGGCGCTGCATCCCAGGCGCTCTACAGCGCAAACCTGACAGGGTGGGGGACCATTGCCGCGAACTCCTGCACGGAGAAAAACATCACGGCGACCGGTGCCGTGGCGGGTGAATCCGTAACGCCGGGCTGGCCTGCGACCTTGCCAGCCAATCTTACGGGTATCATTTATGCTGCTACCAATCTGGTTGTGGTGAGAGTGTGCAACATCACGGCGACTGGGATTGCCGTTGCGGATGGCCTGACGTTTTCAGGTCGAATCGTGAGGGGGTTCTAGATGAAAAAAGTAAACGCTCTCGTCGGCCTACTGGTGGTTGTAGCCTTGAGTCTTTTTGCCGGGCAGGTGTCCGGTGTCCTGGATTTTACGATGCCGACTTCGTTGAGCAACCCCGCCAGTGGTTATATGCGGCTTGGGTTCAAGAGCGACGGCAAACTCTATTCTCGAACATCGGCGGGGGTGGAAACCGAGATTGGAGCTGGTGGGTCTGCAAGCTCAGTTTGTGAAAATGCAGGATATTACTGCATTACTGAAGAATTCGCGGGGCATTTCGCCAGTGCATCGACAGGCTCCGGACGCGTGATTGGCGATCAAACGTGGTTCATGGATCCGCTGTCAGGTTCTACAATGAGAACCGACCAGACAGCGGTGTCTTCTACCTCACTGACAGAGGGTCCCAACCATCCCGGACAGTGGACATTGGCTACTGGTAATACCAGTGGCAACACCTTGATCCTATATTTGGGCGGATACGCCCAACCTAATTACTGGATTGCCGGGACCAAAACCGGATGGTCTCAGAGGATGGTGTTTAAGCTCGCGACGACCACGCAGCAAGAGCTATACGTGGGGCTTATGCGAGAGCCGAGCGTGTTTACCCCCAATAATTTTCTCGGAGTCCAGCAGGATGTCACAACCACGGCTGGCAACTTTGTCCTTGCAGCCCGCATGTACGGCGGTACGGCGGGGACTTATGACAGCGGAGTCGCCGTGGACACTGGTTGGCATACGCTGTTGATCAGGGGCGATGCATCCACCGCGAGCAAGGTATACATCTCGCTTGACGGAGGTACGGAACGGTCGTTCTGTGCATCCGGCTGCGATACAACCGCGACTGTGGACACGTATCCGCTGGCCACCCAGTTCAGATTGAAAAGCAAAGAGGCAGTGGATAAGCAAATTGTGGCGGATCTCGTGAAGATCCAATACAAGGTGAGTGCAGCGGAGGTTCGTCCGTGAGGTGGCTCCTTCTGTTGATGGCATGGCCGCTGCTGGCGGATCTCCATAACGGAGTTGTGGTTCACAATACTACAGAATCTACTCAGACAGATCGACCAGTACTGATTCACCGCTGGTTCGCGCGTGGGGAAATTACCGGGTTCCCTAAGCCGCGAGTGGGCGGCTCCTCTCCGGCGTCTTGGCAGAGCGATGTCAAATCACGCTGGGATGATGGTTCAGTTCGCATAGCTTACGTGGCGTGGCGGCAGACGATTGGAGGCGGTAGCAACATCGGAGCTGACTTCGTCGATAATACGTACCGTAGCTCCGCTGGCGATGAGGCCGCTACCAACGCAGCCGCGATGGACCAGGCGGCGATGCTGGCCGCCTCGTGGAACGGCATCATTGAGGGCACGCTCAACAGCGTCACTTACACGGCAAACGCCCGCACGATGGTGACCGATGGCAAGTGGAGTTATTGGCTTCGCGGCCCTGTGGTGACTTGGGTAGTGACGGAAGACAGGTCCACTGCCTTAGCCTATGACTTCGGCTGGGAATACTCTACGGGCGCGTGGGGCGCGCCTTCCGGCGACCAGTATAAGAGCCTACACCCTGTTTTCACGCTGCAATTCTGGCCGGAGGTTGGCGCACACGGCGCTTGGCCCGGGGTGGAGGTGGACGCGATCCTCTACAACGCCAGCACGACGCGGCTCCAGCGGATCCCATTGGATAAGCTCCGGGTACTCACCGGCGCTCTCAGCACGGAGAGTTACTGCGCTGGAACGGGTTGTAGCGTGACCAGTGCGGGCACTCCGAACTTCATTGCGCGGCGAAGCTGGCATACGGTCCAGTGGAGCGGCACGGCTCCGGCTGATGTTGCGTGGGATATGAACTTTCCTTACATGGTGTACTCGAAGGCCATCCCGAGCTATGACCCGTCAGTTGTGGTGCCCCAGGTGCAGACGGACTCGGAGGTTTCCGACTACGCGGCCATGGGGCACCAGCCGGAATGGTGCACGGACGCCACCAGGTGCTATCTCTGGGTCAAGTACGTTCCCAGCACTGGGGGGCGGCGCGACATCGGGGTGATCCCGGGATGGTATTCGCACGTGCTGTACAGTATGGGGTCCGCATGGACCGTGGCGCGAAAGCTCGACATGTGGAACAAGGTCCTTCTGGGGGCGGCAGACGCGGCGACCAGTTACCCGGTGCATTATCTTGAGACCGGAAGCAGGACCGGCTCCAGGGCGTACTATGACGACGCCGGGACGGTGGCGGCGTTTGGGCAGACGGTGAGCCTGAACAGCAGGCAAACTGTGGGACTCTGGTTTGGCGAGGCAACAGGCGGAACCGGGGTGGATTCCCTGGATGCTATCGACCCAGTTTGCACGTCTGCTCCGTGTGATGGCAGGTTTACTGCGGGCTCTGCTGACTATACCATGGGCTGGACGCCGGAACTGAGCCACCAGGGTTCCATGTTCTTCGTGCCGGCGTTACTGACCGGGAGGCCATTCTACATCTGGGAACAGCATCACCTCTCCACGTGGGCGGCACAGGGGCACGCGAATGCGCGCGGTGGGGGCAATCGGACAGAGATTGAGTGCGGTGGGGGGACGTGGTACGGGCAGTGGGGATGGCTGGCGTTGCGGGGGCCGAACTCCGGCCAGATGAGAGAGGCCGGATGGGCTACGCGCGAGCTGTTTCTGGGGGCGGCAATCGCCTCGGACGATGCTCCGCAGCAGGCGTATTTTGCGCAGAGGATCAGGAACAACGATGCGGCGTGGGAAGGTTTCTTCGGGGTAACCGATGGAGTGAACCAGCCGGCTGACGCCACCTGCCCGGGGTTTGCGTGGGACACCTCGCAAGACCCATGGTGCGTGGGAAATAAAGGGATCGCCATTTTCGGGGCGAATCCTTTGCGAATTCCGCACACTGGCAACGCCTACTCTGGCGTCGACTTCGCGTCGGCGGCATCCTGCAGCGCAGTGGCGCCCTGGCAGACGTGGTTTATCCAGGACACGGCCACCTGGATCGCCAAGAGCGGAGTAGTGTTGACAGGGGGGATACCGGCATTCAGCAGGACGAGGAAGGAGATGGCCATGTTCCCGTTGAAGCGGATGCTGGATTCGGGCGCCTACCCGCAAGCGCTTGGCATGTATCAGCATCCGACCACGAAATACAGCACTCCGACGAAGGCTGTGTTTGCAGAGTCGCATGCGGACCTGGCGGCGCTGCAGAATTTCACGGCGGTGCTCCAGGCAGACATCACCAGCAGTTCCACCACGTTTTCAATCAGTAGCGCCAGTGGAGGCATGGGGGAGTTCACAGGAAGCCCGAATTGGACATTCTCCGCAGCGATCGCCGTCATCAGCATTGACGACGAGAAGATTCTGGTTTGCCGCACCAGCGGGAATCCTCACGACGGGCCGCAAACTCTCACAGCCTGCGCTAACGGCCGGGGAGCGCTCGGCACGACAGCGGCGTCCCACAGCACCGGAGCAACGGCCACACTGACTCATATCTGGCACTCGGACGACTATACGGGCGGCTACGACATTCTCGCCTGGAAAGGGCTGGCGTTGCTGGCCGACATTGACTACAACGGCTACAGCGGGAAGAAGGCCTACGAACGCGCCATGGGGATGATCTTCTCAGTGGTGGGGGTTGGCAGGACCACTGCTAGTCCCCAGTGGATGTTCCGACCTTCACCTGACCCCAGCAACGTGCGGGTGGTGGGGCTGAGCGGATCGGCCCGGCTGACGTATAACGCGCCGGACCTGGGGGACTGCAAGTACACGGTGCAGGCCTCAATGACCAGCAGCGAGGACACCACGGACACAGCGGACAGCGGCGGGAGTGTGGCTCGGAGCGTCAGCGTGTCGTTGTTGCCGGGCACATACAAATACAGAATCACTTGTGGCACGGGCCGCGTGCTGGGAACGGTGACGGTGAACTAATGGCCGACAAACTACACTCGCTCGGAGAAGAACGCGGGCCGCGTGGCGGGAAGCTGTTATTGTTCCACTGCCCCGGCTGTGGCCACTCCCATCCTTTTGAGGTCGAATGCAGGGAGCGCGGCTGGACATGGAACGGCTCCATGGACCGACCCACGTTCACGCCGTCTTTGCTGTGCAACCAGGGGACGGATTTCGTTTGCCATTCGTTCGTGACGGATGGCCGAATCCAGTTTCTCTCAGACTGTCACCACAAATTAGCTGGGCAGACCGTGGATCTGCCGGATTGGGATGCTCAATGAAACTCATCATCATCTTGACTCTCATGGCGTCCGCAGCCTGGGCGCAGACTCCGACGGCTCACAGCGCAACCCTGACCTGGGCCGACACCGCCAACCCGTCCGGCACGACGTACAGCGTGTACCGAGCGCAGGGGCTCTGTAGCGGGTCGCCGATGTTCAGCAAGATCGCCGCTGCTGTGGCCGTGAAGACCTACGTGGATTCGACAGTCAGCCCAGGGAACTACTGTTTCCAGGCCACCGCGACGTACCAGGGCATGGAGTCAGGACCAAGCGACACAGCAGCCGCGCCGGTACCGACGTTCGCGCCGGGCGGGCTGAGCGTGGTGGTACAATGACCCCCGCCGACGGAGCCGCCGCGCGGCAGGTCCTCACGCCCCAGGAAGCCGTCGATCGCGAACGGAGCGCCTGGATGCGACACACGCGCGCGCTGATCAAGAACGAGCCCAACATCGCCTGGAAGCTCTTCCTCGTTGAGCACTACCTGGACTGGGGCAAGGGGAGAGCCGCCCGCTGTCAGTCGCGTCCTGGCGGCCTGGGGAGAACGAAGAAGAAGTAGATGATGGAGCCTTAGTATGCAGGCTGTGGAGACAAAATCAGGAGACGGAATGTTTGGAATCCAGATAAAGTATTCTCTCGCCATGGCTATGCCATACTTTTTTTCATTGTACATGCAGGGGGTCTCTCCCATGTCTCATGACGTGTGGAAGCCCTTTATAGACAGTGGCGTCCTTGGGGCGCTGACGATTGTCTGCATCTACTTCATCAGAGACACTACCAAGAAGCTGGAGGCGCTGCACGACATCAGGGCAGCAGAGGCCCAGCGGCTCCATGAGCTCAGAATGGATGAGGCCCGGTCCTACTCTGAGAAGCTTGAGAGGATCATGGAGAAGTTTAGTGACAATCAGGTAAGATACATGGCAACAGTAGAGAAGATGCTGCATGCCGTTGACTCGATTGCAGACAAGAGGTTCTGCGTATATGGGCACAGAGAAGACCGGGGAGACGCCCCAGAGCGAAGGCGCTAGCCAGCTGACCGATAGTCAGAAGCTCAAGATCAGGGAGCTTCAACTGAAAAAGTTGGAGTCCCTTATGCAGGCCAAGGAGCTTGAGGCTGTTGTGGCTTCCCTCCGCGCGGAGAGTGACAGGATCGCCAAAGAAATCGACGATTATCTGTTCTCCATCTTTGGCTCTGATAGGGTTATCATTGACAGCAACCTGACCGCAACGTGGGCTAAGTGATGGCATTCACTCTAAACATCAGAGAGCTTATAGAGGAAGCCTACGAAAGAGTAGGGGTTGAAGCTCGTAGCGGCTACCAGTTCAGGACGGCCATCCGCAGCCTGAACATCATGCTGAATGAGTGGGCCAACCGTGGCCTCAACATGTGGACCATTGACGAGTCCACCTTCCCCACGGTCGCCGGTACGGCCACGTACACCCTCCCGGTCGCCACCATCGACGTGATTGACTGCGTCAGGCGCGAAGGCTCAGGCGCTACCCAGGTCGATCTAGCCGTCACCAGGATGAGCGTGGACACGTACTCCCGCATCCCGAACAAGAACATGTCGGCCAAGCCGCTCCAGTTCTACATCAACCGGGACAAGACGGCTCCAGTGATGACGCTCTGGCCTAACCCTGACTCCGTCTACACGATGGTCTGCTGGTCGCTCACCAGGATGACCGAGGCTGGTACTGACTCTGGGCTAGCCCCTGATGTCCCATTCCGCTTCGTCCCGGCGCTGGTGGCTGGGCTGGCATACTACCTCGCCATGAAGACTGCTGGCCTGGAGCAGAGAACCTCTATGCTGAAGTCCATCTACGAGGAAGAGTTCAAGAACGCCTCCGACGAGGACAGGGACAGGTCCTCCCTGATGATCTGTCCGGCAAGGAGCGTGTGGTAATGTACGCTTCTGGGAAACACGCATTCTCAATCTGTGACAGATGCGCCGGGAAGACGCCGTACAGACTGATGAGGACCCAGATATTCAATGAGCAGGACACTGGCCTAAGGGTCTGCCCTGACTGCTTCGACCAGGACCATCCACAGCTTCAGGTTGGCCGCTATCCGGTCCATGACAACATGGCGCTGGAGTATCCACGTAAGGAAACGATCCCGGAGGTTACCACGGCCTGGACTCCGGTATTCCAGACAGGGCCAGGAGATTGATCAATGGCTAAGCAATTCGGTAAGACTGCGAAGATGGCGGGCGGCGGGAATACTTCAATGATGCCGGATGGCGCATTGATCGACAAGCTCTATGCGGCCTTGTCTGGGTCTGGGCAGAGCGCTCAGCCAGCCAGCATTCTCTACCAGCGGATCAAGAGAGCCAATCCTGGGATGAGTGACGCCGAAGCGATGCAGCTTGCCGGGATGGCGTCTCAACCTCAAGCAGTTGCCCCTTCCGCTGCTGCAAGCGGGCCTGTAGCGAACCAGCAGCCTGTTGCCAATACTCAGGCACCCCAAGCCATGGCGAACGCTGTACGGGCCACTCAGCCGCAAATCCAGGCCAATGTTCCAGGCGTGCCGGGACTACCGCAGTCGTCGCCCATGGGGCTGTCTGGTCCGCTGCGTCCACCTATTGACTCGACGGCGGCCACGGCGGCCATGGCGGCCATGGCGCAACAGGCGGCCCCGCCTTCCGCCCCGCTGAATCTTCCACCCCCCAGGATGCCGTCATCCCCGCAGGGATCTCTGCCGATGCCGTCTATGCCCGCTGCTGCCCAGCCGCAGATCACCGGCTCCGGAGAAGAGTACGCCCTGCCTGCCGGAGCGACCCCGCCATTCGTCCCCAGCGGGAAGGGGAAGGTCAACTGGAGAGACTTCCTCGAAAAGGCCCTGATGTCCGGAGCTGGCGGAATGGCCATCGGTGCAAGCGGGATCAACCCGATCGCCGGAGCTGGCCTGGGTGCGCTTGTGCCGCTCCTGATGCAGTTGGCGAAGAAGAAAAAGAAGACCGAGACAACGGAGAAGAAAGCGAAAGGAGGCGCTGTGTCGTCCAAGAAGTCAGGCAAGAAGTTCGGCGGCTCAAAGAAAGCAGCCCCGAAGAAGCCGGTTCATGCCGAGCCGGATGGCGATGAGCAGATGATGATGCCTCCTGGCATGCCGCCCGGCATGATGAAGAAGGGCGGCTGTGTCAAGAAGATGGCCAGCGGCGGATTGGTTTCACGTGGGATGGGAGCGGCCAGGGGTGGCAGCTTCAAGTCCTACTAAGGCTTGGGAGGCACGATGACGTACACCCAGCTCAAGCAGGCGATCCAGGATTACACCGAGAATGACGAGGCCACATTTGTCTCGCATTTAGACACCTTCATCGCTAACGCTGAAAACAGGATCTCTAACGCCATTACTTTGCCCGACTTCAAGAAAACCTTGAGCGGCAACATGGTGATTGGTAATAATACAATTACGATCCCTGCTGACTTCATTGCGCCTCTCAATATGACATACGTCAAAGACGGGGCCACTGTCTACATGCTCCAGAAGGAGGTTGACTACCTGAAGGAAGTCTTCAAGTCAACGTCCACGCAGGCGGCCCCAGAGTACTACGCCATCAAAGACGATACGACGCTTCAGATTGCGCCGATCCCGGATGCGACGTATGCGTATGAGCTTTACTACTCCTGCAACCCCGCGTCCCTAGTGGGCGGGACAACCACCTGGATGAGCGTGAACGCTCCAAGCCTGCTCCTGTACGGCTGCCTCGTGGAGGCCGCTGTGTTCATGAAGTCGGAGCAGGACACGTCAACCATGTACCTGGGCCTCTACCAGCAGGCGCTCCAAGACTTCACGGGAGTCGCCAAGGGCAAGGTCACGAAGGATACGTATCGAGTTCCTGATCAAAGGATAGCCGTCTAATGCCATCAACTTACAGCGCTGGCGTCGGCCTTGAGCTTCCAGGCAGCGGAGAGCAGGCTGGAGTATGGGGCACGACGGTCAACAAGAACTATTCATTCCTTGACGACGTCCTCTACGGAGGAGTGACGGTCACTCTCTCCACCACCCCGCACGCCCTGGACATCTCAGACGGGCTGGCCTGCACCGCCAGGAACGGGTACATCGTCTTTGACGGGTCTCCGGCTGCTGACGTCACCGTCACGCTGGGGCCGAATAGCTACCATCGGCTCTTCTGGGCCAAGAATACAACCGGCAAGAACATCGTCTTCTCCCAGGGGTCCGGGGCAACGCTGACGCTTGCCAATGGCGCATCCTGCATGGTGTTCGCGAACGGGGCAGGAGCCACAGCAGCGGTAACTGGAGTCAACCTGTCTCCCCAGGTGGCCATCATCCTGTTCGCTCAGTCATCCACGCCGACGATGGACGGGGTCGCGAGACAGTGGGCTGACTCAGGCGGCGCAAGGTATGACGGGCTGAGCCACAAGTTTGACGCCTACGTGTCCAGCGCCAGACAAAGAGTGATGGAGCTGTCTTCCCTTGGAAGGGTCCTGATCTCTTCCGACGTGGTAGAAGTTACCGGGCCGACAGGCGTAGAGTCGTTCGTCTCCATCAAGAAGACGGGCTCCGCTTCGGCCACCAACATCCTCTGGGAGTTGGCGCACCAGAACAACGACAAGGACTTCTGGCTGAGGTCCTATAACGGGTCATCCTCAAAGGACTGGATCAAGTTCCTGCATGACTCAGACCTTGCCTGCCTGAAGAATGGGAAGTTCCTGGTCAACACGGAGACGTCGTCCAGCTCAGACTTGATTCAGGTTAATGGGGGCGTCAAGGCTTCGTCGTTCACTGGCACGGTGGCGCTGACGAATCTCCCCCAGGCGGCGGCCACCACGAACCAGGGCATGCTTTGGAGTGGGTCTGCCTGGGCTCCAGCCACGATCCTGCCGTCCATGCTGGGCCAGCAGTCGGCCACGGCTGGGCAGGCCATCACCTGGAGCGGGTCTCAGTGGGAGCCGTCCACGATTAGCCCGACAGGAGTGGTGATCACAAAGAGCGCCACGACCCCTGTCTCTTCCGGTTCTGCCGGGGACATTGTTTTGAACTCTGCCGTAACCGGGGGCAAGCACGCCGGTTGGATCTGTCTAGGAGGCACCACATGGAAGAAGTTTGGCGTCGTAGAGCTGTAGCGCTTATTGCGGTTATGGCGTTTGTTGCTTGCTCTGGGTTTCTGTACCAGATCGTAGCTTCTGGCGATGTGACCGGGGATCTCCCCGGCCCGCTCACAGTGGCCAAGCTTCAGGGGAGAACGCTTGACAGTGCCGCTCCGTCCACCGGGAACACTATCACGTGGGATGGTTCCAAGTGGCTCCCCGCCATGTTCTCCTGGGCCAACCTGACGGGGACGGTTCCGGCTGTATCGACCTTCACCAATGACTCCAACTACGTCACCTCCTCTGGGTCCGTTGCTGGGTGGACCGGCCCTGACTTCTTCAACATCTACCTGGAGACCCCAATTGGGACGTACCTGACCGCCAGGACCATCAACGCCGTGTTTGCAAACATCGGGGCCACCACCCTGGTGATTGACAAGGTCCACTGCGCTACGGACACTGGCACTCTTGACTTGAGGTTGTTCACCCCGAGCGGAGACATCATAACGTCCCTGACCTGTGTAGCCGGGGGAGCGAGCACGACGACAATTGGAGTGGCCAACCTTGTCACCGACACCAGGGTTGGATACCAGATCTCATCCCTGTCTGGCCCGCCGTCTACCCTGCTTGTAAACGTAAGAATCCACAGGTAGAATGCTCAAGTCATTCAAATTCCGGCCCGGCTACTTTCGAGACAGTACGAACTACTCCAACGAGGGCGGCTGGAACGACGGGGACAAGGTGCGCTTCCGTGCCGAATACCCGGAGAAGATCGGCGGCTGGAAGAAGGAAACCCAGAACACATTCCTGGGGACGTGCCGTTCCCTGAACCGCTGGTACTCCAACGCTGGTGATCGGTACATCGGCCTTGGGACCAGTTCCAAATTTTACATCTACTGGGGCGGCACGTTTTACGACGTCACCCCAATCCGGCGCTCTGTCACCCTGTCGGCGAACAAGCTTACAACGATTGCGGCTGGCGGCGGGCTGATTGAGGTTGAAGACGCTGGCCATGGCGCGGTTGCCGGAGACTACGTCACCATCTCAGGCGCTACTGGGTTTGACGGGATCGCAGCTGGAGACATCAACAAAGAGCATGTGGTCGCCTCCGTTACGTCTTCAGCCAAGTACAACATCGCAACGGCTGGAGTGGCCACCGCTGGCAGCGTGTCTGGCGGCGGGGCAGCCATAGCTTGCGCCTACCAGATCAGCGTGGGGTACGTGGATTACTCAGCTGGTTCTGGCTATGGTGCATCCCCTTGGAGTTCCGGAGGCTGGGGAAGCCCATCTGACCTGTCTGTCTCTGGCAGCCAGATCAGGGTATGGACTCAGGCCAACTTCGGAGAAGATCTCATCGCCTGCCCTCTGAACGGCGCTCTCTACTACTGGGACGAGACCACCGGGACCAGCGCCAGGATGGTGGCGCTGTCCTCCATGAGCGGCGCTTCGGATGTCCCGGCTGTTGCCCTGATGGTTGGGATGTCTCCTCTCGACAGGCACGTCATCGCCTTTGGAGCCAGCGACATCGGCGGCTCCGTATACGACCCCCTGCTGGTCAGGTGGTCCAACCAGGAAGATGCGGCCAACTGGACGCCGGACACAACCACCACGGCTGGAAGCTATCGGCTGTCCCTGGGATCAAGCATCATCAGCACGATTCAGACCAAGCAGGAGAGGCTGATCTGGACGGATTCTGCCTTGTATACGATGAGGTTCTCTGGAGCCCCGTACACGTTCGGCTTTGAGGTCGCTTCCGGCCATACCTCAATCGCATCCCCCAACGCCTCGGTGCAATTCAATGACAGGGTCTTCTGGATGGGTGATGGAAACTTCTATGTTTACAGTGGTTCCGTTGAGTTTATTCCATGCACGGTTCGAGACTTTGTATTTGGAAACATTAACTTTGATCAGCGGTACAAGATTTTCAGTGGTACTGTTACGAAGTTCGGAGAGGTCTGGTGGTTTTACCCGTCCGCTGACTCTACGGAGGTTGATCGCTATGTTGCCTACAGCATCACTGAGAATGCTTGGCACTACGGCAGTATTGAGCGCACAGCATGGCTCGAAAACGCTGGCGATGTCTATCCGTATTCGGTAGGTGGAGGTAACCTATACATCCACGAGTACGGGGACGACGCTGATGGGTCTCCGATGCCCGCCTATATCGAGTCTTCTGACTTCGACATTGAAGACGGAACCAAGTTCATGTTCGTCAAGCGCCTGATGCCAGACATAGAGTTCAGGGGCGAGGCCCCACAGACTGACCAGTCCGTCACATGCACGCTGGCAATGCGCAGGTCTCCAGGCGTTGATTCCATTGTGTCTTCCGTTGTTGCTCAGATGGGCAAGGAAACCTACAAAAACATCAGGTCGCGTGGCCGTCAAGCTAGCATCAGAGTCGAGAGTAATCTTTCGGGAACAGGCTGGAGAATGGGTATGTTTAGGTTGGACATCAGGGAGGACGGTCGCAGATGATCGTCAAGAAGCAAGCTTACACGTCTCTTGGAAGCGCTCCGCGAGACTACTCAAACTCTTACTTCAGTCAAGTGGTCCGGACCTTGCAGTCTCTCATGAACGATCTGACAACTCCGCAGAGCATCAAGGTTGTAGCTATCAACTTCCAGGATGCGCCTACCAGCTCGGTCGGCCTGCGATCGGGCGACGTGTGGGTTGATACGGGCGCAGGAAACGTTCTCAAGGTGGTGCCGTAATGGGAATAGAGGTAATCGCCGCCATCATCGGCGCGGCTGGGGCCATGGGCGGGGCGGCTATCAACAAGAGCGCCGCGAACAAAACAGCTACCGGCGCGATGGGAACCATCGAAGACGCAAGGAAGCGGGCAGAGGGGAAGGACATGAAGATCCCCATCATTCAGCGCTCCTACGTCCCTCCTCCGGCCAACTATCGCCCTGGCATTGACCCTCTGTACAACATGTACGAGGACAAGATCACCGGCTACCGGGATCTGGCCGCACCGATGACTCAGCAGTCCTGGAATGCAGCCACGAGCGGATATGCCGGCTTTGCGTCTGGAGGGGCCGTAGGTGAATCGGACACCCCGGAGGAGATGAAGGCCAGCCAAGTGGTCAGCGAAGCCATGGCGGCCCTCCGTGGGCGCAGCGCAAGGCCTCGTGAGGCCATCAACAGCTTCATTGAGTACTTTGGGCCGGATGAGTTCCATGAGTTCAGGCAGGAAGTCCTGGGAGGCGGGAAGCCGGGTGGCATTGTGAGGGGTCCGGGCGGCGGCATGGATGACATGCTACCAGCGTCTCACCCCTCAAAGAAGATTCTCCTGTCAGATGGTGAGTTCGTCGTCCCTGCTGACGTGGTGTCCCATCTGGGAGACGGCTCAACTGACGCTGGAGCCCGGCAACTTCATGCCATGATGGACCGCGTCAGGTCAGCCAAGACTGGAACGAAGATCCAACCTGGGAAGATGGGGAAGAAGGTCCTCCCTGCATGAAGATTGAGATGGTCCCCAGTGGCGCGATCGAAGGCATCCGGGATGTCGTCTCCAGGTTTCTGTTCAAGCAGATCGACGAAGACGGCAGGTTCCACTTCGATGACGTCATGGCGGCTCTGTCGTCTGGGAATCTGAATCTGTGGCTGGCCAAGGATGAGTACTCTACATGCGCGGCGATCGTCACCATGTTCGTTGACTACCCCAGGCGCACTGACCTTCTTGTGATCTTCATGAACGGCACAAGGATGGCTGAGTGGGGCGACCAGTTTGTTCAGTGTCTTGATGATTACGCGGCGGCCAACAACTGCAAGTACATTCAGGGCGGAGGAAGGCGCGGATGGGCGAGGCGTCTTGAGCGATACGGATACGAGCACAAGTACATCAACGTGCAAAAGGCGGTTCAATAATGGCTGATGCGACGGCGACTCAAACCGGGACAACCGAGATCCCGTCCTGGCTACAGGACTACATCAAAAAGATTCTGGCGTCTGGGGCTGGGTATGCGTTCGGCACAAATCAGCAGCAGATGACGCCGGAGCAGGCCGCTGCTTACGCCAAGATGACGCAGGACCTCAGCTCCAACAAGATGCCCACGGACGCAAGCGGGTCTCAGTGGTGGGGAGCGTTCGCTGGTCTGGATAAGTCTCAGGTAGAAGCCAACGCCAAGAACCAAGTCCCGAACGCGAACAACACATTCTACACGGACCCGGCCACCAGGACGCCGTACAATCCTGAGTCTCAGTCTTTCGTCTATCAGAACCCTGACGCGATCGCTTCGCTCCACAACGACTTCAACAACACGTACAAACCCGCAGCCGACCCGTGGGCACAGGACCAGTTCAAGCCTCTTCCTGCGCCCACTCCTGGCCAGACGGTCATTGGTCCTGAACAGTATGCAAAGAACATCAAGGGATCCACCATCGGAGCGGTTGGCGGCCCCGGCTCCGGCCTGCCGCTATACCCGAGCGGCCCTGGTGGCTCTGGCATGCCTAGCTCAGAGAACCCCTGGTATCCCGGAGCGCCTGGATGGGGACCTTCTCAGCCGACTTCCTATGGACAGCCTGTCAATCAGAGCGGCCAGCCTACGGGCGGCGGGACGACTGGCGGACTTGGCCCTGGGCTCCCTGGTGGCGGGATTCCATCGGCTCCGGCTGCGCCTGTGGCCCCAGAGCAAAAGTGGGGAGGCTCCAGCACGGAGCCCGTCTGGAGCGGCGGCGGCAAAGTAGATCCCAGGACGCTTGGCCCGACGACGGGAGACAATGGCCTTCCGTTCTTCCTAGACCCGCCCAAGGACTCCTGGATCAGTGACCCAAAGATCGGGAACTCTTTAACTGGCGTCTCTCAGTCCGGCAATCCAATGCAGTGGGCGTCTCAAGAGGGCGCTGACTTTGTAAACCAGCAGATTGCAAGGCTCACCGGGCAGACGGCTGACATCAGCAAGGGATCCACCGGCTCTGGCCCGTACTCCTGGGCTCCCTCCTTGGAGATCAAGGGAGTGGCTGGCAACTACGCAGACCCCAATGGGCTCCCTCCACGGCAGCCTGATCGTCTCAATGTTGGCGCTCTTGCGAATCTGTACACCCAGTACGGGAAACAGGAAGCTGACCGTAGGCTTGCTGAAGAGCTGAACAGCGTCGGCATCAAGGCAAGCACAGAGGGCCAGCAGTATGCGGTTGGCAACAGCGGGCAGTCTTCCCTTGGCGCTCCGACTATTCGGGAGCCGATGCCTGATGCCGTCATGCAGGCGCAGAAGGCGCTCATGTCTGGGGCTGGCGATCTGTCGGCAGCGAACAAGACCTACTACGACTGGTACAACGGCGTCCCTGGGGCGAAGATGGAGCCGAAGGCGATGGACGCAAAGCCTGCCTCCGAAGCCACTCCTGCTATCCAGGTTGAGGCTCCACCGACTGCCGGAGCTGCCATTGAAGGCTCCGGCCCGACTCGTGAGAACCCTGGCGGCGAGGATGTCGGCAGGGGGATCAACGCTGCCGATCCTGGTGGCCGTGGATTTTTCCGACCGGTCGAGAGCGCCAGGGACCCGATCGACTGGGAGAACCGCAGGAACGTAAGCAAGTTCGCTGAAGGTGGAATCCTTCGCCTGCTTGAGGGAGGCGGGGCTGATCAGCCTGTGGTAGATAACTCGTCAGGCGGGGCCGGAGGGACCGGCAGCGCTGGCGCGGCTGGCACCACGTCTACCACCACTGCCGGTAACGTGTCCCCGACCTCCGTGTACGGCGATCTGGTTACTGGCTACACTCCGTACCCTGGGGCGCAGGTTGCACAGCCTGGGACCCTGACGAACAACTACTACGCCGGTGTAGCCAGGAACACACAAGGCCTCACTGATCCGTACTCGAATCTGATCAACCCGACAGATGTTTCCAACACGTCTCTCAATTATCTGCTGAACCTGTTCCAGGACCCGCAGATGGCGATCAGTAACAACATTCGGGGAGTATACAACGACAACGTTGCCAACAACTACACCCCGAACATGTACCAGCCGTCTCAGTACAACGGCAACAGCTTGACTGGTGGAGCCCAGAACCAGTTGATGAGCTACGCCCAGAACGGCGGCGGCGGGTTCCAGAACGTTGACGTGAATCAGCTTCTCAGCTTGGTGGGCAGCTACAACGGCGGCGGGATGGCGATCCCTTCGGCCAACATTCAGAACATCCAAGCGCCCACACTGGCAGCGGCTCCGACGCTGACGGCTCCGACGATGGCCACGATCGCTGATGTGAACGCTCCGACAATCGGAGACGTGGCTGGGTGGAACGCTCCGACCATCTCGGCAGCCGCTCAGGTGGCCGCCCCAGGCGCGGCTTCGGCCAACATGTTGAGTGGTGATTGGAATGTGGCCGCTGGCCCTGG